TGTCGCGAATAACCCACGATGGTTGCTGTAGAAGAACCTAGCATTACTTGGCACTCCTTAAAGCTCTGTCAAATGCTTTTGCAAACTTCTTATCAAATACAGCTTTACTAAACTTCTCTGCAATAACATAAAAAGGGAATCTAGGTCTATATGTTACCGATCTTTCAAAACCTATTATAAGTTTCAAACCATCTTTAGTCCTTTCATAAACTCCCTCTGTTCCACTAACATTACCTATAAATTGTGTACTCTTTTTTATAAGTCCAGTCCTTTTGCCAATGATATTACCGAACTTATTTAATCTTGCATTAGGTTTATATGGTACTGGTATCTGTTTGCCAGTTGTCCTAGTGCCACCTTCTATTTGAAATTGCATATAGTTAGCAACTATGTCCTTCATTAACAGTACGCCAACTAATAAATTTTTTTTAGCTTTATTAATAAAGAATCCCCTTTTAGTAAATGGCGTTGGTCTATCCAACTTCTTATCCATTTGTTTAGCCATTTCTTTCTTTAAATCAAATAGAGTGTTGTTGATTGCTACTGATGTTGCAAAAGGTATTTGTTTCTTTTGTGCGTTAGTAGTCCATTTAGTTATTTCATTTATGTTGCTTTTTACATCAACTTTCATACTTTCTCCAATATGATTTAGTTTTAAATTTAAGTCCTAACTCTTTAGCTTTTCTTCTAACTGTAGATGGATGGCACCCAAATGTCATAGCAACATCATGTGAGGATTTGCCCTGTTTAATTTTTTCTTGTAATTTATCTTTATCTATTTTCATTTGTTCAAAATAAGTTGATAAATCATTAATAATAAAATTCCAACTACTGCATAAAAACTTATATCCATCATAGATTCTCGTAATACTCTATAAGTTTTTCTATATACCATTTTGCCTTTTGTAAGTCTTGTATATTATGATTTTTATACTTATATCTATGTATGTATTTAATAGCTGATCCCTCTAGGTAAGCTGGAAAGTCCTTACCTAATTGTTGCTTAATATAATCTATTGCTTCTACTCCACCTTTATTATAATGAGGTGGTTTATTTACTAAGTCTATCATTTGCTTTACTCCTTTTTGTTAATTCTCTTTTACATTTCATTCTAAGTTTTGGGTTTGCATTAGGATCATTAGCTATCCTAACTAATTCATCTTGCTTTGTAGCATGTAAATAAAAGTGTTCAGTAGTTGTTTTACCTGTTTGTCTATTATATGTCTTAACACTTTTCTTTAGTTTTGCTGGCACTTTTCTTTTCCAAAAATAACTATCATAGAATCGTGCATTCCTGCTTTGTTATTAACTTTTTCTCCAAAAGTATTAATTCCAATGAATTTAACCCTACCTTTTAAAAATCTTATCTCAGTTGCGTTTGGTTGTATATGTTCGTGAAATAGTATTGTGCTTGTACTTACTGGTAACAAACATACACAAAGTTTACCCTTTTTAGATTCATTAATAGCTTTAATTACAAAAGCATCTTTTAATTTTCTACTATAAGGTGGATTCACAAAGTTACTATTTCCCCATTCAATATTTAATCCATCAAATTCTGCAAACAAAGGACAAGGATCAAAATCAAAGTTAAATTCTTTATTTAATTCATCATAAAGTTTTAATGGCGTTTGCCAATTATCGTGATTATTTAGATTTCTGTTTTTCATCTTTATTAAATTTATTACCAAACACTTTATCCCAATTATTATCTATTTTCTTTTTATCTTCAGGTCTGCGTTTACTACCTTTGCTCATGACTTATTTTCTCAAAGTTTACTGATTTATCTATCTTAGATAATAATTGTTTAGCATCCATAAAGTCTTTTGGAATACATCTTAGTAATTCTTCTACACTAAATATTGCTATATCATTTTCTTGTTTGTGTATTTTTACTAACAATGGTTTTTCATCATCAGTATCACAAACTAGAATGTTTTTGTTATCTAATCTGAATAATCTAGCATTTGGTTGTATTTGTGCATAACCACTACTTTCTAATTTTATATTAAGTTGTTGTAATGCTCTATCCATCATCTCTACTCTTGTTATTTTCTTTTGTGTAGATTCAGATCGTAAAGATTCTTTTAATATCATCTCTGCTCTACAAAACTTAATCTCAAAATCTACACCTACCATTTTAAAGATTCTTTTCCTGTTACCCCATTTAGCATAAGTTTGTGATTCATAAGTACGTAATCTCTTTAATTTATCTTTTAGCTCATTATCTAAATATGTATTTGGTTGGTTCATAATACTGTAATCTTAGTTGGTTGGTGGTTGGTTGTATTAGAAATACAAACCAAACCAACCATCTTTCTATTGATTTTGCCAAAAAAACCAACCAAAAACCAACCAAAAACAGACCAAAACCCAACCATATTAAAATAATTCATTATCCCATTTTTTTGATTGATAACCCTTATTTTCATCATAATGTATTAAATTAAGCTGATACATTTCTCTTAATCTAGTTGTCATAGTAGAATTATTTATATTCATAATAGCAGCTAATACAGCATTTTTAACCCAAACATCTATTGGTTTATCGCTATTTTTTTCTTGTTGATATGCTTCTATGGCTTCTAAAGTTTCAGCTCTAACTGGTGTTAAAGTAGTAATTTTAGGTCTTTTATCAGTTAATCCTAGTACACCTGATGTAACACCCTGATAACCATACAGAGTTTGTTCTTTAAATTTAAAGTAAAGATCATCTATTGGAGTACCATCTTTAACTAGCGTTTGCTTGACTGTTACTAGCATAGCTTTATCATCGCTATTCTTATCTCTATCTACTCTAAATTCATAATCTAATGCTGCTGGTAATACAGAGCTTCCTCTTGCTCTGCCATTACTACCATGTCCAGTATGATGAACTATAACTATTGTTGCGTTAAATTCTTCTTTTAATTCATCTACTCTTTGTATAAATTTGTTCATATCTTCTGTAGAGTTCTCATTTAATCCATAGTTCCTAGCTAAAGTATCAATAATAATCATACCTATATTGCCCTTATCTATTTCTATATCTCTACAAACATTTTGCAACATAGCAAATTCTTCATCATCACCTATTCTTGAACCCCTATTAGAAACTAATAATGGTTTATCACTAATGTTTATATTATAAAACTCTTCATAGGCTTTTACTCTTCGCCCTACACCAATAAATCCCTCACCTGCTAAGTAAAGTACAGTAGAAGGTTTTGTATTAAATCCATAAAAGTCTTTTCCTGAACTTACAGCACAAGCCATAGCTATTGCTATAAATGATTTACCTGATTTAGCTGCTCCAAAGATAGACATTACTGTACCTCTTTCACATATCCTATCTATCATCCAATCAGGTTCAGTCAAGTTATCCATAATATGATCTACACTTTGAAAGTATAAAGAACCTCTTGGTGGCTTTAGTTTGTTTTGTTTTATATAACTAATTAATTCATCTGATGATTTAAAGTAATTGCTTTCATAAGCATCATACAAATCATCTTTTTCTGCAAAATCTTTTGGCGGATTAGTAATAGTTACCTTGCATCCATTTTGTTTTAAATGTCTTTCTATGTCTTTTGCACACTTCTTACCAGCATCATCGTTATCAGGAAAGATATAGACTTCTCTATTATAAATTTTCGACCAGTCTGCTTTATCCCAAGCATTTACCCCACCATGCCAAGTGCAAGAATCATAATCATATATCTGCTGACAACCTAATAATGCCTTTTCACCTTCATTAATTATTACTGGTTTATCTAAATGTTTTTCTTCAATATAAATAGGTAATGTACCTTCAGGTCTTTTCATAGACCAAGAGCCATCTGTATTTAAAGTAAATGGTGCATATTTCTGTTTTATATGATGTCCATTAGGAAATCTAAGCACTAAAAAATTATCTGCATACTTAACCTTGATACTTGCTTGTCTGTATAAATCAACCATTTGTTCCCTAGAGAATGACCTAGCACCACTTTTAGGAACAAGGGGGTTAGTTCCATTGGAGTAATTAGAAGGCGGTGCTAGATCATAACCATACTGTTTTAGTATTACTGCAACATCTTTATTTAGATGTTTGATAAGATCGACAATACCACCACCAGTATCATTCTCAAAATCATACCATGTGGCATCTTCAAGATTTAAAACTAAAGAACCTTTATTACCCCACCTATATTCAGTTGTGGTTGTAGTTTTAGGTTCTCCAAGTAATTCTCTAGCTACTTCAGGTGCTATTCTTTGCCAATCTATATTCTGCATCAGAAAGGTATATCTTCATCTGTTAATAAATCATTATTGTCATTGACTTGCTTATTAACCAAATCAGACAAGCCATCATTAGGTGATTTAAAATTATCATCGTTTTCATCTTCATAATACCAACTAGGAATCACAAACTCATTTGATTTAGGTGCAAACTTAGCAAACTCAAAACTTAGCTCACTTGATTGTCCTAAACCTACCTGTAGTTTTTTAGCTCCTGTAAATTTAACAACTGGTAATAAATCACCATTCTTGTCTTTCTCATTCCAAAACAAACCAAGTATTTTATTAAATGCTTGTGTTTCTGCAAAAGACATATTTTGCCATAATAAAGGTCTTGCTAGTCCTTGTGGTAAAACCCAAGCTGAAAAAGCTCTTTTATATTCATTTTTAGGATCATTTGCTGTAGGTTTTGTTTCCGCAACACCAAATTGTTTATCCCAAACAAAGTTATAACCTGATGCTATTTCGTAACATCCCCAACCACTTAAAAATGTAGCTGGATCAAGTTGTAGATATTGAAACTCTATTGGTGCTTCACCATTATAGAAACTCATATCTCCTGTTTTCCATTTTAAATATGGTGATTCTCCACCACCACTATTCATTCCACCTAATATATCCATATATACTCTCCTTATTAATGTATTGTTTTATCAATACTGGTTAAAAAATCAGCTTCAAGGGTAGAGTAATTTCTTTCCTTAAAACTAACAAAATCTTCATCGTTGATTACTCCTAAAAAATCACAAGCGATATTAATACTATCAAATCTTTCTCTGCAATAATTATCAAATTCTTCTTCTAACATGAAACTATTAACATCCATTAGCTTTCTGTAAGATTTCATCCATGTTCTCGCACAAGTCTGTAAGTGGCAACATCATAGTTATCTTGTTTGACTTTGGCACTTCTGACACAAGCCAAGCTGGAACTATACATTGTATTTTTTTCCTATCATATTTCCATATTAAAATAGGTATGTATTTATCACCAGCACTTTCAAGCGTTTGTGTCCACCAATCATTTCTAGGCATATTACTACCTGATTTATACCTTTTACATTCTATTGCAAAGTTATCTAGGTAAATGTCTGCTTGTCCTTTTTCTTGATATTGATCTAAGTTTCTTTTTACCCTTTTATCTATATTATTAGATTCAAAGTAAGCGTTAATTTTGTTGACAATATATCTTTCAAATGCAGCTCCTTTGTTCCTAGAGTTGACCATAGTCCGTCCTAACAATACGACCACTCATGTAAGCAACTTCTTCATAATGCTCACCAGCACCTTTTTGAAAATAAATATATTTAATCTGCTTATCTAACTTTTCTTGTGCTAATTCTTTTCTTCTTTTTTCTACAGCTTCTTTATTTTGGCTCATTTTCTTTACCTTGCTCATAACTGCATACACCAAGTTTCAGTAATAACTGACTTGCTGATTCTATGCTCATATTATTTTTAGCAGCAAATACCTTAATCTCTATGTGTAAATCAGTAGGAATCCATAGTGCTTTTTTGTAATTATCTTCCATTTAAACTCTCCATATAAATATTAATATTAATATGACTTTATTACCATAGTTAATTAATACTTTATTGTTTTTCTCTTATAATCAACATAAGGGCAAAAGATAAACTCTCCATAACACCTATATACTCTCATATATCTATTTGCCCTTTTTAATTGTTAGTGTCTTACTTCTAATCTCATAAGCATCTTTGGCAGGTACAACTCTTTCAGGTTGAGCTTTATACTTACGCATCTTCCAATTGACTATCCACTCACCAGTCCTACCTACAGATGCGTTACCCATTTCATCCATAATTTGTGCTTGTATCTTTTCATTAACTGCTTTTAAACTGGCTATCATTTCTTTAGTTTGTTCGTGTTGTTTTAATAGTTCAGATGTTTCTTCACTCAATATCTTAGTTTCATCCTCTGCATTTGGATATTTGATATAAGCATCAGATGTAACTTGTGGCGTATAATAATCTTCTTCATCTATTCTTCTATTAAAATCACAAACTCTTTTAATTAGCTCTTGCTCAAAAATATAATCTTTAGGTATCACATAAATTCTAAGATCAGTTGACTGGTAAAGTATTATTAATATACCTGCTCTAGCTTGTGTAGTAGCTATAGCAGCTTTAAGTTGTAAAACACCCAACCAGTCAGGTGGCACATCATCAGGAAAAATGCTACTACATTTAACCTCTATTGGCGTTGCACCATCAATAAAAACTTCAGAACTATCTAAGGTGGCAATACCATTTTCTGCATCAGGTTTTATCGTTAGCTCACTAGGATATGCCATACCATCTAATGATCCCTCTAAAGGAATAAGTGGGTGCATAACTTTTTCTGTAACCTTGTCATTGTATTTATCTATACCAAGTCTTTTCATACATTCTTGGATTAAAGGTTTCTCTAAGACATCTCCTGTTCTTTGTCTAAGCGTTTGTGGAGTTCTAATACTTTCGCCATGCCTTGCCCTAATACAGTCATTTAAAACCTCTTGTTTAGTCTTAAAATGTCCAGCATCAAATAGATATGGCACTAAGGAATGGGTACAAAAATCATCTCTTGTTATCTTACCTATTGGTTTCATTTGCTATCTCCGTAAATATATCTTCAAATAATGCTGGTGGTATTTGACTTCTTAAATAATCTCCTTTTAGTCCTTGCGTACCTGTTCTTGAACCTCTTGGTGCTGGTTCATGGTGACAATCTCTGTTTCCATTAAAGCACATAGGTCTAGTTGTAAAATCGTAATTAGTCCAAATATCAGTAGGTTTCATTCGCATATCACCATAAGAACAATAAGTTATTGTTTTTCTAGGAAAAGATTGCATCATGTCCTGTTTTCGTAACAAACCTCTTGGATTTTCAATAAAATAATATTTTGGATTTAATTTATTAATTATTTGTATGGTTTTTTGTATTATTTTAATACCAATTTTGCACTTTTCTGTTTTTGGAGTTTTATCTTTATTCCAATGATGAAAACAAGATGCTATTGAAAATGTTGTGCATGGTGGACTTGCCCAAATAATATCAGGTTTATACGGAACTTTACTGCAATCAAAATCAAAGATGTCGCATACTTGATCTATATTTTCGAAGTCTTGATTATCAGTTGTATAAACATTATGACCTAGTTTTTCTGCTACCTTACTGAAACTTCTGCTACCTGCAAATAATTCTAATGTATTCATCTAGCTATCCCCATTGATCTGCCATAGCATCTGCTATACCAGTATAAAATTTACTTCTTTCTTTACCTTTACCACTTCCAATCCACCATATTCTATGCTTTTCTTTATTTGGTAGTGCATCAGTTTCCTCTTTTAAATTATTGGTTTCTTGTAATTTAGGTAAATTTTTTAACCACAAACAAGTTCTTTTATATTCTTTGTGTCCAAACTGATATGGATTTATCATTTGATCTGATTTTCTAATATAGGATGAAATAACACTAACTGGATTTTCTATAGCTATTTTTTCTATGGGAGCATCCATAAGTTTTTTTACAAAATCTATTGCTTCTTCTCTTAAATACATTGGTTTTTTACCCTCTGTAAACCATCTAGCACCGCTAACTGATAGATGTGTGCATGGTGGATGTGCAACCATCAAATCCCAACCATCATCTAATATATCTAATACATCACCTTGATAATGTTTTCCTTTAGATTCAGTTGGTAAAATATCGCAACTAGTAGCATCATGTCCTTTTTTAGTAAACGCATCCCTAACAATACCACTATACTCACAAGCTATTAAAACTTTCATCTAGCTATCCCCAAGATATATTTAATTTCATCTAAACTATCTCTAACTATATATTCTTCACCTAGCACCTCAACAATGACATCGCTAGTGATTTCATCTTTATAGAAACCACTTATGAACCTAGCAGGTATGTTTAGTTCTCCACCACCTGATAAATTAAATGTTACATTCCTACTCATTTTCTAACTCCCACAATTTAGCTTTATGATTATATAAATTATCTCTTTTTTGTTTTACCACTTCTTCAGCTTCAGCTAATTCTTTTTCAGCAATTTCTATTCTTGTATGCTGTTCTAAAATATCACAAGCCTGTTGAAATGGATTAGACATTATTTATTAACCTTGCTTACTCTGTATTTATGACCTTGTTTTTTTACTTTAATAATTTGTTTGCCAAGCTCAATCATGTCTTTGCCTACAAATGCTTTAAACCAAAAGTTATTTTTTGGTAGCCATACTTCTAATGTGTATCTCATTATGCACTCTCCTTAGTATTTAATTATTAAATCGTTACGTGAAAATTTATCTTGCAAATCTTTTGCTGTTCTATGCACCCAAAAGAAATTATCAATGTCATCAGAATTATCAGGGTCAGGTAAAGTAATATCATATCCAAGAAAAATTATTAGACCTAAGATTTTAGAAGCAATATCTTTATTCCGACCTGCCCACTTATATTGTGTATCAATATCTAAATCAATAGCATCAACTTTTAATGTATTAGCTACATAATCTCTAGTACCACCACCAGTATAATATCTCATACCAGCACATTTAGTCTGCAATACATAATCATAAGAATTGTTTTTATAACAAACATTAAGACTATCTAATAACTTAGCCAATGTTTTGATTTGCGGTAATCTTGTATAAACTATTTTATTAGAACCTCTAGCATACCTACCACATCTTATTTTTACTGTTGATGGGTTAGCTACAACATTTATAAGTTTATCTACTATTTTTTGTTGCTGTTTGTTTAATGTTTTCATATTAACTCCATTTATAAATAACATACCTCTAATTATACTTATATATATAAATATATCAACACATATTTGATATTTATAAATTAGAGTTTATTTATAACTGGAACTGAGCTTAATTGATTTAGAGTTTCTTGAAGTGTATCTATCTCTAAAGTTGGGTTTATATGCTTATTGTTGAAAGTGTAATAAGTCTGCGAAGTGTTATTTGGTTGGAACTTGATACGTTTAGCTGAGTCACTAACAAATACAAAAGCAAAAATATCACAATGATATTGCTTATATACTTCAGACATATTTCGTGAGTTTTCAGTTGCAAAAACATATTTACCTTCTTTTGTTTCTCTTCTAGTTTTAACCTGTACAGTAAATTTAGCTGATCCTAATTCAACTAATAAATCTGCTGGATGTTTTTCTTGCGTTGGGTAACACCAATCACAATGCTCTAATAAGAATGTTTGTACTAAAGACTCGCCTAATGCACCAAGCCTAGAATTACTTTGATGCTGTTCGCTGGTTTTCTTTGTCATTGTTATGGCATAAAGCTAATTGCCTTGAATTGTATAATGCCCTGTTTGGAGTTTGCACTTCTGCATATCTACTTCTTAACAACTCTTCAGATGCTTCTAACCATTTACCTAGTTCCATAAGTTTTCTTGTTTTTCTAAATCCCATAAAACCAGTAATACCCATTTGAAAAGTCATATCTATACAAACCAACCTAACCCTTTCAGGGAATGTTCTCCATACACCCCAATTAGCAGTTAGTTCTTCTTGTACTTTCTTTATATCGTTATATAACAAATAGTGTGCTTCTGCTTCACTTATACCATTTGCATCTAGGTTTCTTCCAATTCCAATTGTTAAAAATCCCTCGCTACAATTATATGGAAAGGTTCGTAATCCTTCGTGCCTTCTTAGCATTTCTACCACCTTATCATGGAAAATTTGCTCTAAACCTTCCATGTTCATTTTGTTATTTTTAGCATATAGTTATTAATCATTTTTTTTTATAGCTTCTATTTCTGTTTTAAGAATTAATACTTCTTTTTCTAATTTTATAACTTGTTTTTCTAATGTTCTTATATCAGGAAAAATATAATTATTTTGATTACCTCGTAAATTTTTTAATTCTTGTTTATTTTTTTCTATTTTTTCTGCAATACTTGCATAACCCCAAACAGCTATAGATATTACAGCTATGATTTGTATGAGATAGCTTAGTGAAATATGTAAAATAGATTTATCATCAATTTTAGCTAAATCACTCATTTACCAACGCCTTTTACCCGTTCAAATGATCGCAATCCACCAAGACCAAGCATGCCCATAAGTACGGGTAACATAGTTGAGGTATCTGCTTGTGGTATATCAATACCAAAAGGAGTGGCTAGTGGACTAATTAAAAAGTTTACTGCAAAACCAGCAACACATATCCAAGCTGTAGCAGGTCTCCAAGATGATTGAAACCAATTACCTTTAGCTTCTTCTTTGTTTACTTCTATTTGTGCTTTAGCAATTTCATGAATATGCTTTTCCGACATGGTAGCTATTTCATGTGCTATCTTCTGCTTAATATCAGCATCAGGAATAAACTTATCCAGTATTTTAGATACTGGTTGTATTAGTTTTTCTAACATATTACATAGCTGTTTTTACGATCAAAGTAATTAAAGAACCAACAATAGTAGTCAAACCACCAATGAGCCAAATTTTTATATGATCAACTGATCCTTGTAAATCATCAGTTTTCTTATAAATAGTTTTCCATCTTTCCTCGCACATTTTTTCATGCACTCGTAAATCTGAATGGACATCATTAGCAGTCTTTCTAGGCATTATTCTTCTTTATCTTCCTCTATAACTTCAGGATTTATGGTTCTTTCAAAAGATTGTATAACTATGTTTTTGTAATCGTTAGTCATTACATAATCATCGTGTGCAGCTTGTAGTGTTGCAAGTTTCCTACCAATAACATTTAACCTAGATGCAAGTGCCATTTGATTTTCTGATAGATCAGATTGCCTGTACTCAACATCATTAAATGTTATTATTACTGGTTCTTGGTTTTCCATATTTTCATTATCACTCATATTTACTCTCCTTATAAGTAGTTAAAATTAAAGTATATCAGTTTTCTAAAGTTATCGTTTCTGAACTTGGATTTTTTTCATCTGCTATTTTTTTATCTAAGCTAGATTCAATATTAGCCACTTCTTCTGCACCCATAGCATCTTTTACCCAACCTTCTACCATTTCAGAAGTTACTTCATCATAAGGTTTAAAGTCCTCTATATTTTCAGTATTTAAAGACTGAGTTCCATAAGATGATGCAGAATAATCCCCATCTTCTTTTGTTACTCGCCAATGCACATTGTATATAACTTGATCATGTCCATTATGTTCATGTGTATATACATCTATAGTTTTACAATCCCAATTTGCCATTTTATTTCTCCTTTAAAAGTGCTACTTCAGCTTGTAGCGTTGTTATTAATTCTTGTTGTTCTTTCATACCTGCAACCAAATGTACTACCAATTTACTGTAATCCATTTGATACATGTCATCTTCTGAACCTGATACAGCGTTAGGTACTATGTCTAATACTTCTTGTGCTATTAAACCTTCATCTGCTTTACCATCGGCTTTCCAGTTGTAAGCTACTGGGTTAAGTTCGTTTATAACCTCTAAACCTCTAGCTTTACCAGTAACATCTTTGAGTCTTGCATCTGAAGATGTGTTGTAGGCTGTTGCTGTGGTTGATGTTGTAATTGTGCCAACTGTAGGGCCTCCATTCGTAAAACTTGCCATAGTTCTAACACTACCTGATGCCCTAGAAATAGTTATATTTCCTGAACTGCCTACTGCAAAACTATTATCTTGTCCTGTAGCCGAGCCACCAACAAGTAGGTTTCCACTAGAATCTAGTCGCATCTTCTCACTACCACCACCATTTTTAAAAATGTAATCAATAGCTCTAAAATTCATTGTGGTGTAAGCAGAATTCACATTATCAAAAGAAGATACTTGCCCAACAACATCAAGATTTCCGCCCATTTGAATATTGCCTGAAAGGAGAAGGTCTTTAAATTTATTACTAGTTGTACCTAGTGAAATTTCTCCGTTGACTGGTGTAGTTGTTTCATCAATAGGAAAAATTGCATTAGTTGCTCCACTCAAACCAGATCCAGTACCTGAAGTAGGATTTAATATTAAACCAAGCGTTGCACCGCTACGAGAGGAAATAGCTCCAACTGTTGTTCCGTCTTTTCTGAATAAAGCAATATCACCGTCTGAAGTTAATCTGTTTAATAATATAGCAGCACCACCATTTATGACTGAAGATATAAAACCACTGCCATCAATTCTTGTTCCTACAGTTGTGTTATCTGTTGCAGATTTTCCTATTAATAGCTGTCCACTAGAATTAAATCTACCAACTTCTGCTGAACCTGCTCTAAATAATAAGTTATCGCTATTAGCACCAACTGCTACAGCAGCAGCTCCATAAGTACCTGTTGTGTTATTATCTTTAAAAGCAATAAATACATTAGAATCAGTAGACTCAACACCTAAAGCAACATTGTTTGTACCACTATTCAAATCAAGTTTAACATTTGAATCAGGCGAATCTGTGCCGATTCCAACAGATGTTTCAATACGTGCCGTACCTTCTAAATATAAGTCTTTAAATCTTGTACCTGATTCACCAATGTCAATAATATTATGTGTAGCAGCAGAACCGCTATGTGGTCTTATTGATGGACTTGAACCACTATCAAAGAATAAATATGTGTCATCTGAACCAACAATTAATCTTCCACCTTCAGTACCAATACTTCCAACTGTTGTTCCTGACTTTTGAAAAACCGCTATATCTCCATCTCCTGATAAACGATTTAAACCTAATGGATTAAAATTATTTGTAGCCTGTATAGAACCGCTACTACCAAGAGTTATACCAACATTAGAAATTGTGGTAGAAGTTCTACCAACTAATAGGTTTCCACTAGAATCTATTCTAGCTCTCTCACTTCCGTTATTAAAAAATCTAAAATTACCAGCACCATTGTTTTTTATAATGCCATCTGTATTAGAGGTAGCTATCTGCATAGAATTATCTGATGCAGTAAAGTTTACTGCTACAGAAGCATCGCCACTTTGAAAGTTTGCAACTGTATCAGTAGTAGAATGAAAAACGTGTAAAGGAGTTGTTGGGGAAGTTGTACCGATTCCAATGTTTGTACCAGTAATTCTCATTATTTCTGTATTACTAGCATCCTCTTGGAATATATGTGCAGCTCCTCTATATACGTTTGTGTAACTACCTGAACCAAAATGCAACGTACCATTTGAGAAAATATGGTCTGGTTGTACAGTTAATTTTCTACCATCGCCTGATGTTAAAAATTCTGCTACAGTTCCATTAGAGGAAGTGTTTTCGAATAATGCAGCAACATTTGTATCACCAGTAGAAACGTGTAGCTTTTTGCTTGGCGAAGTTGTACCCAGTCCTAATCGCCCACTAGAATCAAACCTAGCTGCTTCAGAATTACTAGCACCTTCATTAGTTTTAAAAACAATTCCTCTACCAAAATCATTAAAAGATATACTTGCACCATCTCTTCCAGCATCAGCTTGACTTAATGCTCCGATAGTACCCATTGTTTCTGCAAAATTAGATTCAATATATACACCATAATTTGCAGAACCATTGGATTCAACTAATAGTCCAGTATTTCCTTTAGTATTTATTTGTGAACTCGGCGAATCTGTGCCGATTCCTACCCTATCATTACCGCCATCAACAAACAGCATGTGCGTATTGTTATCTGACTCAACTCTAAAGTCTCGGTCTTGTCCACCATCGTTAATTACAAATTCACCGTCTTGTTTAATGGTTAAACGACTTTTTCCACCTTGTACAATTCTATATGAACTAGAATTAAAGTAACCAACATCACTAACTATACCAGTATAAAAATTCTTGCTAGTTTCTCCGCTTGCATAACTAGAATCATATATGTTAGCAACTCCAGCAGTAGTTCCAACAAAGCCTATTACTTTGTGTTGAGTTGCATTTGTTGTGCTAAAACCACCGTCTATGGAAACAGAAATTATATTATTATTTGAAATAGCACCAAGCGAACCTGTAGTACCTATTGAAAGCGGTGAACTCGGAGAAGTCGTACCCAGTCCTAAAGACTCAGCACTAGCATCCCAAAATAGAGCTTGTGAAGTTCCTGTATCTTCGTAGAAAGAGATGTCTCCAAGATAGTTTATAGATAATCGTTTTTTGTTATTAACAGCTAGACGGATTTCTTCAGTAGCATTGTCGTTTGTCGGGATAATAACTATCCCCGTTTGCTCAATAGAATCACCAATCCAATTAAACGTATTAGGAGTTTGTGGTAAATAAATCTTTCCGTTTGCACCGTCTAGGGTAAGACCATCACTAGTAACTGTACCTGTTACGTCTATACCTGTTGAGGTTGTGGCTAGTTTATTAACATCATTGTGTCTTAGTCTTACAACTCCACCATTACCATTATCTTCACAAACAAGATAGTTAAATCCCGAAGCATCTTGCAAATTTAAATTTGTTCCTCTAATTAGTAAATTACCCGTACCAACATCTGTGATTATTGAATGTCCTGCTGTAGAATCATGATAAATCTGTAAATCATTACCTGTACCGAATATGGCTTTATCATTATCGCCAAAATTAATATTTGTACCGCCTGTAGTATTACCATTAGCAAGTATTTCAGAAAGCGTATCTACTGTTCCAACTTGGCTATCTACATACGCTTTAATTGATTGCTGACTAGCAACTGCTGTCGCTGAGTTACTAGACATATTATCTTCATCTTTAAATCCTGTACCCGATAATGTTCCATTTAATATAGGACTGGTAAGTGTTTTGTTGGTAAGTGTTTGTGTTCCTGTTAAAGTTGCTACAGTACTATCTATAGCTAAAGTAACATCTCCTGCAGTACCACCACCTGTAAGACCATTACCTGCTACTACTGAAGTTATATCAGCACTATTTGTGTTTGCTATTGTTAATGTACCAGCAGTATCATCATAAGTAAGACTTATATTTGCTCCTGCTGTTAATAATGTATTAACCTGATCATCTACCCTTTCAGCAGTAAAATATTTGTTTGAACCCTCACCAATATCATCTGTATCTAAAGTTATGTTTGCAGTACCATCAAAACTTACACCTGATATTGTTCTAGCTGTAGCTAAAGCAGTAGCAGTAGAAGCATTTCCAACTAATGCACCTGTAACTTGATTAAATACTACATTATCTGAAGTGCCTACAGATTGACCAATAGCAAAAGTAACGCCATTACCTGAAGCTGTTGCTGTAACACCAGTACCACCTAAGAGTGATAAAGTTTCTGAATCAAGATCAATAGCAATAGTAGAAGAACCATCTGTAATATCTAGGTCTTGTGCTGTTACTTGGCTATCTACATAAGCCTTTATAGATTGTTGAGTTGCTAATGCTGTTGCAGAATCACTAGCTAAGTTATCTTCATCTAATATAGAAGTTACTGTAGCTCCTGAACTAAAACTAAATGATGTAATACCATTAACAGTTCCAGCATTTATATCTACAGTATTATCAGCAGTAATACTAAATGGCATAGTAATCCAAGCGTTATTAGCTGAATTTCTTAATTTTAAGACATCATTTGTAGTGTCTATCCACCACTCATAAGCATACATGGTTGATGGTTCACTTGAACCACTATTGTTTGATGAAATTGCAGATAAAGCATTGTTTAAGTCTGCTCTAAAGTTTGCTCCTGTTTGGTTGGCTATGTTGTAGTCGTGTTGTGCCATTTTTAAGTCCTCTTGTTAATTTTATACCTATGTTTATAATTTATAAATCTTTACTACTAATATATTTACAATTTAATTCATATAACTTATTTGTTCATCTGCTAACTCAATAGCTTTGTGCATTTTCTTTTCTGTATTCACATAATCAATATCTTTATTGCTATCTAAAACACATGGCACTTCAAAATATGCCATATCACTTAACCTTGTGTATGTACAAAAATCTGTAAAATTATCTTCTTCACGTTTAATATATATATAACTCATGTGAAATCTAAAGCAACTGTTGCATAAATACTTCCTGATGCTGCTCCTGTAAATCTTGCACCTAAATTCCAAAACCTTAAATTTGCTGCTGGATTTGTATAGGTTAAATCTGTTCTATTCACTGAAGATGTACTTGTAGAACCAGCAGATGTAGTCTTTGTCATTGTTAATGTAGTCCAACCTGCATTGTCTGTTGGTGTACCGCTATTATCATGTATAAAAAAGAAAGTGTTGCCATTATTAGTGTCGTAAAAACTAAAACTAGGCGTATTAGAATATAAATCACATGATGTATCAGATGCAGAACCAAAGCCACCATTTATTGTTGGTGAAAAACCTCTAAATGTTTGACCTGCAAAAACAGTTGTACCTATTGTTAATGTAGTTTGCCATAAAGATGAAGAATGTGTTTTACCATAAAAATCTGTCAAAGATATAGCACCTGAAGATATACCTGCTAATGTTCTTAAATCTGTTTCTCCTAAAGAAGATGTAGCTGTTGCACTTCTTCCTAATTCAACATTTATTGACCTATTGGTTGTTGTTCCACCAATGGACATTTCTCCACTACTTGCTAATGTCATTGATCTGCTCCTGCAAGTGTGTAATTACTTTTTGTTGTTCTTTCATTCCTTCAACAAGCAAGGGTATTAGTTTTTCATACCAAATGGTTTTATATTTAGAATCAATTGGAGCTTCCGTAACAATTTCAGGTAAAACTTTTTCAACCTCTTGTGCATTAAGACCAACTTGCAACCTGTTATTGTTGTAACCTAAATCTTTAGCTACTTGATTTTCTTTAAAATAATATCCGTTTAAATTCATAATTTTATCAATTGGATTTTTAATTTTGCCTTTAAAGTCTTTTAATCTTGCATCTGAATAAAATGCTGTAATGTTATTTGTGGCTCTGATTTCACCTGTTGTACCTGAAGGAGCTGTACCTATTCCTAAAGATGTTGTAAATCTTCCGCTACCACTTACATACAAACGACTTACAGTATCACTTGTGTTTCTTGCACCTGTATTAGTTCCTAGTGTTAATTTAAAAGCAGCTATACCACCTTGATCGCTAGAATCTGTTGCATTACCTGCATATATAATTGTAGGCTGATTAGATGGAATGTCTGTTGTTGGATAAAAATTTGCTGTAGCTTCATCAAATGTTAATGCTCTTTTACCTTGATTTTGCACTTGATTGTAAGCATCATATATTAACTGCACTCCATCAACTGATAAACGATTCTTTGCATCAGGGCCAATAGCTAGAACTTTACTTGAACCACTACCTGAAACATTAAAAACGCCTGATAAAGGATCACCATTTAATGTAATAACAGATGCATCTAAAGTACCTGTTACAGTAGCACCAGTCACATTTAAAGATGTAGCTGTTATAGCACCTGCTACAGTAGCACCTGTACAAGTCATAACACCTGAAGATGAAACAGTAAAATTGCCTGATCCAATATTCATGCTACCTGCTGTAATTGAACCTAAATCAGCAGAAATAGCAGCTAAATTAGCAACATTTATTTCAGTTGCAGTAATTACGTTTGCTTGTATATCCCCTGAACCTACTGGTTCATTTCCTACTGTAAATGTAAGAGTTGCAGCACTTGATTCTGAACCCAAAGGATTTAATGATGTAACACTAGCAACATAATTATTGCCCTTTTTTGTAAAGTTTAAATCAACATTTTCAATATCTACTATTTTATTTACAACTTGATTGCCTGAAGAATCAACAACATTTATTCTATATTGGTAGTTTGGAAAATCTGTTGGCTCATTCCAAGCTAAAAAAGGTCTACCTGTAGAACTAGAACCTGTATCAGTAAATGCTAATCCTGTTGGTGCTTTTACAGCATAAGCTGATGGTAAATTAGCAAGTTCTTCTACTGGTTCTTGTGCTGGAACTTCCCAAGTATATATATCAAAATATTCTATTAGACTTACAGATACTAAACCATCTGATTGAAGTTCTAATGCTTCAACTCTACATACCTTGCCACTAAATCCTAAACCTGCATAAGTAAATGAAACAATATCACCTACATTAAGTTTATACATTTCAGGAGTCCCTAAGAACTGAATTGTAGTTTGATTTCTACTTCTTGTAAGAATAGCTTTACCCATATTATGTGCAATATAAGGATCAGTTACATAAGGAAATTCTGCTTTAACTTCTAGTTCTTCACCACCATCATCAGAAGTAAAATCATTTGCATCAGTTGTAGCAGAATGTAGAACAGTTGCAGTATCTAATTCGTATTTTTTATTGGCATTAAAAAACTCAATAATAACTTTATTAGCTCTTTGATCTTTATTTCCATAATCAACTGATATACCAGCATCAGCAATAACATGATCATCTGTAATGCTAAATGTAGAAGAACCTGTATCTTCAATTTGTAATTCGTATTTGCCATCTACATAAAGAAATATACCCCGCATATTTGCAAGTAATTCTTTAGCATTATCCATTACAGTTTTATTTGAATCTAAATATCCGTTACAATGAAATCTCTTAACTTTTAAAAGATAAGTACCTGTATTTGAAGAATAATTAGCGCCTAAGGTAGCATCAATATAGACTCTATAATCTTCAGTAGTATTAAAAAATTCATCACGCCTAACATCTTTTATATTTTTACTATCTAAGATTGTTGAACCTGAAGAATTTATAAGTGTAATTTGTTCTCCTATTTTATTTTGAAACCAATCTCTATTAGCATTAGCTCCTAATACACTTATAAAATCATTACCATTACTACCGCTCCATGTAAGAGCTTGTGCTGAACCATTAAAGAATGGTTGATCAACAAGAGTATCAGCAGTATTAGCAGCAGTAGAAAATGTAGATGTGTTGATTTTAGCTATTGGTAGTCCTTTACCATATTCATTATTTGTTATGTAATCTAAAAAACATAATGCAGGATTATCTGACCACTTATAGGTTGATACAGTTCCAAAAGTTTGTGAACCATCTCTAGGATCAAAGACCTTTTTACCTTTTACCTGAACTGTTAATTGCGGTACGCCTGACCATATACCCTCTTTATCATATCCAAAATGTGCTGCTATATAACAAACACCATTTAATTTATGTGCTGAAGTCCAATTTGGCATTGATGCTACTAGCATTGGGTCTGCTGTTTGTGTAGCAGCTCCATGATGTAGATTCATAACATATCTATATTTAGATGTTGGTGAAGTACCAAATTGACCTGCTCCTGCATTAATTCCAGTTCCATTTTGTGAAACAGTATTTAACGAGCCTGAACCTGAAGAAATTTTATCTGTACCTATATAACCGCCATCCCTAAATCTTGCAGAATCGTATAATGTGTTTCCATCAAGCTCAATTGTTCTACCAATAATTTCCTCACATTCTCCTACTGCTAAAGCATATACAACATACAAATCTCTTGAATCATTAGCGTTAGTGTCCATGTAGATTATTTGTGCGCCTACTCTGCGAGTACCATAAATGACTGGTAACTTACCACCAGCAGATGTTTTGTTTGCAAGTATGTCTTGACCTTTTGCCAACATTTGCCTTGCCTGCATAAAACCCTTTACACCAACAGCTAGTGTTATTGCCTGTATTACATATCCTATTTTTTTCAATGTAGATGCAGCTTTCCAAGCTGTACCTATTGCTTTAAAAAATCCAAAAATAGCACTAAAAACACCCATTACTGACCCCACCTAACATCTTCTTTTACTTGTGTTGCAAACTCCATACCTTTATCACCACTACTAAATGCTTGTTGAGATTCATCTGAAAAATGTCTGCCTTTTGTTAGATTCCAATTAGACCAATGACTAGCAACTATCATATTTAAAACAGAATCATTTATGTTTTCTTGAATAGATACATTTCTAATTTGACCTGTAAAATAATTAATAGCACCTACAATAGCTTCATTAGCGTCAAAGTAAGCTAAATATATTTCTACTGTTTTATCTGTAAATGCACCACTTTGCACCAAAGACCTAACCTGATCTGTAATATTAGAAAAGCCAATATTAATTTCATCTACCTGCAATTGTCCAGTTTCAGCAGTAGCATCTACAGTTAAAAAAGAACCACCAGCTTCATAAGTATTTGAATCATAAACAACATTAGTATAATAATCAGTGAGCCTAATTGTGGATGATAAATTTAGTTCAACCAAAAAAGCCGTTTTAGTTGCTGATGATGATACTTGTGTCTGTAAAGCAGTAGATAAACTTCTAGGCATTAGGTTATAACCTCTCTAACATCAAATGAAATAGTATATAAACCACTAGCATCTGTTGAATACACTATTTCATTGTTTTCAAGATATACAGTAAAACTTGGTTTATTTACAGTTACAGATTCATTATCTGCTAGAGCAGCTACTAAATTTGGTGATATTAATACAGTCAATGCACCTGATCCATCTGAATCAATATCACTCTGAACCATATAAACTTTTGAATGATTTGCAAACTTAATCAAATCACCAGCTTTTAAAGCACCAGTTGTACTTGCAGTAAATCCATCTAATGCAATAGAAGCATCAGCTGCAGCATGAGAACCAGCAACTAGAATATCTGTTTCACCTTTTGATGCACCTAAATTATCTAATGGTGCTTGTATTGTAAAATTTTCAAAAGAGCCTTTTTGTTTTTGTAAAAATGCAAATATTTCCATAGCCTTTTCTTGTTGCATAGGTGGCATAGAAGCTGTAAATGAAAAATATTGTGAGCCTATTTGTCTTACTTGTTTTCTACCTGATAGTGTTTGATTTAATAGAGTTGGTCTATTGTCTTGAAAGTTTAAAGCTCTAAATAATGGATTTGTTGGAAAAGCACCTGACATTATACAACTCCCATCTTACCTTGATTGTTCATAGCATTATTGATAATGCTTGTAATTAAACCTTTTCTTGATGCTAACAGTTGATCAAATCCTGCTGCATCTACAGTAGATATATTAAAGTTTACTGTAGCACCCATACCTTGTCCTTTTGTATGATCTATAACAGTTTCATTAGGATGTAATATAGCTGGAAATCCACCTTTACCATCTATACCACCTGCTCTTGTACCCATACCTGTGAAGCCACCACCTGCAAAACTATTGAATAGAGTATCTCCATCTGTTAACTGATTATATTCGCGTAATGATCCTAATTTTCCGCCTGAAAGCATTGTTCTAAACGGATTAATTAATCTTGATATAATTAATTGTTGTATTGCTACTCTTATAAGTTGTTCTACAACAAAAGTCGCAAAATCTTTAAATGCTAACTTACCTGTTTTTAAACCTTGTACTATAGAATCTTCAAATTTTTTCATTGAATTAACAGCTAGTGAATCTAATGTTTTGCCAATATCTGCTAAAGAATTTTTATATGCAGTTAATGGATTCATTGCATCAAACATAACATTGACTTGCTCTTTTTGCTTATCATTCATGTTTGAATATGCTTCAGTAACATCATCTGCATTAAACCTTAAACCTAATAAACCATTTGCAACATCAATCATTCTATCTTTTAATTCAATACTTGATTTAGCAGAATTTTTCATTTCCAATTGCACTTCAGCTTGTTTTTTTATAATTGATAATTCAATTGCTGTACCAAAAGCCTTAGTAGTGGGTAATATACTTTGTATTGCATTTGCAAATTTAAGAAACTTTAAAGTAATTTGTGGCAAAATAGTGTCTAAATTAACAGCTACATTTGCTAGTGCTAATTGAAACTCTGCAAGTGCTTTTATAGAAACTGAAACACCAGTTATGAGTGCATTTGCAATTTTAGCACCTAATTTATCAAAGCCATCGTTACCCTGTAATTTTTTCATAAAAGCAAATAATTTTGTTTGCATTGCTTCTAAAGCTGGTAGGAAGGCTACAGTAATATTATCTCTTATAGCTTTTATTTGCATACTAACAACACCCATTGAGTCATTAAATGCTTCAGTTCTTCTTATAACTTTTTCAGATAAAATAATACCTAAATCTCTTGCTCTTTGTATAAAACCGTCTAAACCCCTTGTGTTTAAATCTTCAATAGCATTATTTAATAAAATACCTTGTCTACCAAATAAATTTGCTAATGCTGTTGTTTTTTCAGTTTGAGAACCAAGACTAGCAATACCTTTAGCTGTATCTTCTAATATTTCATCCGTACTTCTATAATTACCAGCAGCATCAACTAATTCAACATTTATTGCTTTAAATATATCTTGTTGTGTTTTTAAACCTCTTTGAGCATCACCAACACTTCTAGCAAATTTTTCAAGGGCTTTATTAGCACCTTCTATGTTTGTTCCTGACTCTCTAGCAGCTAAATGAAATGCTTGTATTGTATCTGTTGCAATACCAGTTCTAGTTGCAGTTTTACCAATAGCATCAATAAAATCAAATGAATTTTTAACAAGCAAGGACATAGCACCAGCAGCAGCACCTACAGCTAAACCTAAACCTGCTATACCTTTTACAGCAGTTTTACTAGCATTTGATATACCAACTAAACCACCTTTAACTTTGTCAAAAGCAGCTTTAGTTTTATTTACAGCAGTTAACTCAAACTTTATCTTTTTATTTGCCATTATTTCTTTGCCTTTCTTCCACTAATTCAAAGTATGCTATCCATCCTTGATATTCATGGATGCTAATTTTCTGCAATTCTTCTAAAGTTTTGCCTAGTTTTTCTGCTAGTGCATATTGCGAATATAAATTAACATCCTCTATTAGTTTTTTTTGACATCCTCAATGGGTTCTTGTCCCATAATTTGAGTTGCTACTTTAACTAATATTTCTTGATCTACATTATTTAATAAAGAACTTTTATCATCTAATGTAAATAATTTATCTCCATTTTCATCAAGTGCTTTGTAGATAAGAACATAAGCCATCATCGTTAGATCATCATTCTTACTCATTTTATAAAGTTTAGAAGTTTCACTAAGCGTTAATGGCTTACTGTAAATTTCTAAAGGCTTATCTTCTTCACCCCATTCAGGCACTTTTATTACCTTAACATCTTGCTCTGCAAAATGCGTTTTAGCTCTCTCAATAGCTTTCATGGTTAGTAAGTAGTTGTTGTTAAACCACCAGTACCTTGAACAGTAATAGTAGATTCTACTAAACCATCAAATGATGATGTTATAGATTTACCAGTTACAATAGCAGTTCCAGTAAGTTTTACATCGCCACTATCTGATCCTTCAGGTGCAAAGTTTAATGTTACAGATGATCCTACCGCTAATGCAGTTTGCCCGTTAGTATCGGCTTCATCGTAAAGTACATCAACTGATCCACTAAAGTCTTTAATAGATGCTAAGTATGATTTTGCACTATCACCCATTGAAGTATCTTCAACAGTATCAATAGTTTCATCAATACTAAAACTTCTAATCTCGCCAATAGCATTAGAGCCTACTTGGACTGTTCCCTCTTTTCCTAAGTGAGTTGCCATATTTATTCCTCGTTTTTAGTTTTAGAAGAAGATTTAGGTTTATCTTTCGATGGGATTGCTTCTTCTTTCCAACCCTTAGTCTTTAGATACTCAACACTATCAGGATGTGCATCTATTGAACTTTTACCATTTGGTGAAATCATTTTCATAATTATACCTCGTTAAACTGCTACATCAGGAGCAGTTTCCTGTACATAGTAGTTAGTTAAAAATGTGAGAACAGCAAAACTTAATGGTTGTTCTCCCTCTGTATTATATTCTATACTTGTTGATTGTAAAAAACAGTCTTTTGCAAGTCCATTCAATGTTGTATCAGCACTAATAGCCACCTCAACTTCTTTACATATCTTATCAACTTCATCATCAAAGTTGCTTGTTTGTTTTACATATATTTCAACAACAAGCTCTAATTCTCTACTCATTAATCTATTTGTGCTAATCACAATAGGTTCAGAAGTTTCATCTTTTGTATAGATTACTAATGCTGGCAGGTTTGTATTTTCTAAAGGATAAATTCTAGTTTCAAATACATTACTACCAGTAGTAGTAAGACCAGTAAGTACTGTACCTGCTCTTTCTCTAATCTGTTGTCTGATATGATTTGCCATTATATTTCCTCTAACATCAATGCAGAAAAACCTGTTCTATCTGATTGCACATTAACAATAGTATAATTTTGTGCTGCTTTTAGGGTATTACCATCAACATCTTTAATAGCTGATACATTTAATGTATTGCCAAAAGCAATATTAGGCACATCTATAGTTCTGCAATATGCAATAGGTTTAAGTGCTTCTACACCAGTTCCTTCTACTTGTTCAACATATTCATTATTAATAATAATGTTAATTGTTGTAGATGATCCACCAACTGTATAAACAGCAGACACACCATGACCAAAATTTATATCTAAGTAAGAGGACATATCTTCTTCAGTTTCTAATCTGTATTGAGACATTAGACTTTCTCCAATACCACACTTACATAACCTGTATTATCAGGTTCTACTGTTTTAATAAAAAAAGTTGTTTCAGGGGTAAGAGTATTGCCTTTGTTTGTTGTTATAGCATCAACAACTATTTTATCATCCTGAGAAATATTAGGTGCATCAGTTGCTTTTAATATTGCAGTAGGTTGGAAACCCTCGACTGATATAGATTCTCCCTCTATGCTTATATAAGGTTGATCTATAATTAGATTTATTAATACTGAAAAACCACTATCTATTAATCCTAAAGTATCAATTAAAGGAAAATCATCAAACAACTTTCCTACTTCAAAATAAGTGCCAGTAACTCCATGCCCTGTTGTAGCATCAAGAAAAGAAGTAAAATCTCTAGCACTCTCAATAGCCATTTTTACTTACTTCTTTTTTTGACTTTTGATTCTGATTTTTCTAAACCAACACTTCTATTTGATTCTTTTTTTGGTTTGCCTTTGTATTCTTCAGCTTTACCATAACCAACAAGTGATCTACCTTCATCAATAGATAGTTCAATTACATCACCTGCTTTTACTTTTTCTTTGTTAGCTATTGTGTCTTGTAAAATTAAATATTTCATTTTTTCACCTTTTGTAACATGGGTGGAAATTAATCCACCCATTTTGTTTGTACTAAGTACCATTAACTACCAGCACAGAATGAAACTGCATGTCTCACAGCTACATCTACTGATTGTAAAGCTACTATTCTAACTGTACCTGAAGTTGAGTTTGAGAATGGATCAACAACAATGTCTAATCCTCCAAACATACCAACAAGCAAGTCATTAAAATTACCAAATACGTAATTGTTTGCAGTAATTTGTGGTGAAACAACGACTTTATAGCCATTGATTTCATCATTAACTGCTACAAATTGTGCTGTATTTGTTGCTTTTTCTGTAGTTTTTAATGTTCCATAGTTGGTTGGATGCACTATGTAAGCAAGATCACCAAGTAATGCGTTATCAACTCTCACAGCAGTTTCCATACTCACCATCTCAGCGAATGTTGGAGCAGCAGCACTTGAAAGTGATACAGAGTTTATACCTGAAGTATTAGTAATACCTGTTGGATTACCTGAACTTCCTGAACCCTCTAATGCAGCATCATCAATAGCAATAGCCATAGCTTGTGCTAAGTCATTTCTAATTAAGTTTTCAACATCAATAGATGATTGAATCATTAATTGTCTAGTGACGTCTGTATGCGCTCCTAATGTCTTAGGAGACATAGTTACAGAACCTACTGTAAACTCAGATTCACCACTAGCACCACCCTCTGAACTAATAAATGCAGCACTTGAAGCAGCAGTTTTTCTTGGGATTTTTACATCACCACTTAGTCCATTAAGCATAGTTGCCATTGGCATTACAGCAGAGTTATTTCTTAGTACATCTATGAAATCACCTGCTCTGTAGTCTTGACCAATAAGATTTGAATCATCAGAAGCGTTTAAATCTCTCTGATTCCAGTTTCTTAAAACTTCATCAGGAAGCATTACGCCTTGTGCTGTAGTCCCATAAGCTCTTTGTGCTGCTTCTGAACATTCAAATTCAAATTTTGCAGCTTCTTGGGCTTTTCTATCTGTAGGATTAGCCATAGCATTAACTGCTCTTAATAAGCTAAATCTTTTGGTTTCTTTTTCTGTTAATCCAATTTCTGTAGGAGTTTCTAAAGAGACATCGTTAGAAATTTTATCTAATAATTGTCCTCTAAAATCTTCAACAGAAACGCCATCTTTTATAGCTTGATTAGCTAAATCTCTTTTATTGTGTCTTACGCCAAGATCAATAATTTCTTTTGAGTTCTTTTGAAATTCTTTTCTTGCTTCATCAACACTTTGCGATCTAACTTCATCAAGATTAATTTCTTTTTTCTCGTTTTCCATCATTTCCACCTTTGTTGTGTTAAAAGTTTGTTTATCTTTAGAACGACCAACTCCGACCAATCTGCTTTGATCTGCTGGAACACTTACAGAACTAATTTCCATAGGCGTCCATGATGCACGATAATAAGTTTCATCATCTTTGTTGTATCTTTCCATCTTATCTACTCTATAGCCAACAGATATATTTAAACGTATTCCATCGACTACATCTCTAAAAACTTCTTCAGCAAGTCTTGATTTTCCAAATCTGACTACAGCTATTGTCCTCTTAGCTGACTGATCTAGTTTAAATTCTTCTACAACACCAATTTGCTTAGTCATATCATGATCAAGCAATAATGGTGATCTTCCTGATTGCATAAACTCCATGTTTATATCTTCAGGTGCATGTCCTAGAACTTCCATTCCAAAACTACGTTCTACTGGTTCTTCAGAAGATACGCCAACTCGAACCAATCTTTTTTCTTTATCTATAAATTCAGACCTAGATAAATCAATAGTTCTATAGCTAGTTTTTAAACTAACAACCTTTCTATCTTTATCTTCATCTTCCTCATAGTGATAAGGTCTAGCTGATTCCATTTCTGTATCTTCTTCTACCACTTCTTTATCCTCACCATGTTTGGCAAACTCAACAATAACTTTATTGTCTTGCTCACTAATGTTGAGGATATGTCTATCTTCTTTATCTTTCATAGCTTTTTCCTCGTTTTTTGTTGATAAAGGATGTCCTTCAGGTAGCAGGTCTGTATCATGTTTGCCACTTCTGAATCTACCATTTCTTAAAACATATAAAAAACTGTTGATTCTAGCAGCAGCCCATTGTTCAGGACTACTAACATTAGGTCTTACTGAAGCTGGATTAGTTTTATAAGCACCAATCCCTCTCTCGTAAACTTTTGATAAAGTTGATACATTAGTCCTTTTAGACTTAACATTACCAACTTCTTCATTGTGTTCTTCTACTTTGTTTTCAATCATTGTTAGTGCTTTACCTGATACCGCTCTTTCTTCAGTATCTTCTACTTGTCTTACATCTATTTTGCCACCCATACCCGAATGGTTTACACAATAATAATAAAGATCAGGCGTATCTTCTGTAATCTCAATACTTATAGATGCGTTATCTTCACCTGCTTTACCATTAATATTTACACCAGTTTGATATGGTTCACCATCATTATGAACACCATCTTCTGTTGTTGAAAATCTAAGTGCGTGAGTTTTGTTAGATGCATCAGATATATCAAACTGATATGTATTACCTTCTAACATTACTAAACTTGGTGATAGTTCTCCATCTAAATAAAATTTATTACCTTCACCATATTTGTTTTCACCCTCTTTAATTACTACCTTATATTCAATAGTTTCGTTTCTTACGTTATCAATGCTTCTATCTTCTTTTTTCATTTGTTCTACTAATCTTCTTGACCAAGAATATCCAGCATCGCCACCCCATAATGCCCATGCAATTCTTCCGTTTGATGGATAACCTTCTTCACCTGAATCAAATCCTTCAGCTTCTTTATCAACTTCATGTCTACTAAAAAAGCTATACATTCTTTTAACCGTTTCATCAGATAAGTTTTCACCATTGACTATTTGCCTTGCTCTAACAGCACCTATTCTAGTTCCACCACGACCAAGCTCTTCCCGCCAGTCAATGCCTTTTTGTGCTTCAGCTTTCATACCCTCTGTTGGTTTAGGCATCTTCTTCATCCCCACCTTGTATGTTAGCTTCAACTGGTAGCTTAGTTCCAAATGGTTGATAAGCTATTTCTATACCATATTGTTTTGCTAGTTCTACTTCTTTTTGATGCTGTTCAAATAGTTCTTCAACATCTCTACCATAAGCAGCACTTATATCAGCATAAGTAACAGTTCCATTTTGTAAACCTAATATATTTGATTGCATTTCTTTTAAAGGATCAATCCATGCAAAACTTCTAGGTATGTAACTTATTGCTCTAGCAAACTTGTCATACTTTGCTATAGGTAAGTTTATATAACCTGTAGATATAGCCATCTCTAACCATGATTTAAATATAGGGTTTATAAAATGCTCTATTACAAACTGTTGATATAGTTGATACATAGACCTATCTTCTAAAGCACCTTGTCTGATACTTGAATAATTTACAGAAGTTAAATCATTGCTTAGTGCGTGATAAGAAATATTTAAACCTGATGCAATACTTCTTAATATGCTTGTAGTAAATGGTTCAAATGCAGATGTTGGATGTGTAGGATCAAAACTTTCAAATGACATTCCTGCTGGTAGTTGTTCAAACACTCCTGCTTGTGCGCTCATAGATGGATTAAAAGTATCTTCCATTTCACCATCTCCAACATAACCATCGCCATCAGGTGAAGTTATAAAACCCATTTTTGATGCGCCAACTCTAGCAGCTACAATCTCTGCTTCGTAATATCCGTTAAGCATTTTCATATTAGCTATGATAGGTGCAATAAATGATACTCCTCTTGTTTGTTCTGCTCTTTGTGGTAGGTAAGCGTGTATTATTTCATCTGCTGGAACTCTAATGTATTCCTGTTGTGGTTTTGGATAAGTATTATCATAAGGATGCTTTTTAAATAAATGGTATGCTACTGGTTTACCACCCTTATCAAGCTCAACACCCATCTTAATACTATTGCCATTTTTTAATCTTGTTTCATTTTTATTTTCATCTAAATGGTCTGCTTCAATAAAACTAATTTTAAAGCCAAATGGTGAACTACTATCTTTTACTTTTCTTACTAATACCTCTCCATCTCTACATAAGGTTTCAATAAATATCTTTTGACAATCTAAAAATGTAAGCCTTTCATTTACAGTACAATTTCCAAGCTGACACCATTCTTTCCATGATCTTTCAATAAGCAGGTTAGCTCCAATATCTAATGACTGATCATCATTTCGAGCTTTGGAGCTAACTCTTACGCCCTGCTTTCCGATCACATTAGATACCATCAGGTTTAGATACCTTGCTATAAATGGATCGTTTCTTGCTAAATCTCTACTTCTATCTCTAAGAAGCCTTATGTTATCTTTTATTTCAGCATCAGCAGAAGTAGAGCTAGTTATAAAATCTGCAAATAATCTTCCTGTATTTGCACCTGTATAGCTTCTTCTAAATTGTCTTTTAGGTTTTTTATTATTTCCAAATATATTGTTATACCAAGCCATTATGATAAGTCTGTTACATTTCTATTTATTGATGATCCAAAGTTTACCTTTACAGTATTGCCTGAACCCTGTTTGTTTCTAATTCTTGCAAGTTTTATTTCTTTTAAGTATTCAGATTTATATCTATCTCTAAATGTTAAAAGTTCATCTATAGACATTCTTGATAAAGACCTACCTGCTATAGACATTGAAGATTGATCCATTGAAGCTCTATTTTCTATAACAGCTTCTATTGCATCCAGTACTATCTTTGCATGACTTCTTAAATCAGCATTAGTATTAGCTAGATTTTCAGTAATAGTTGTTCTCCCTGAATCAACCATAACTCTATTAGAATCAGCAGATTTAGTTATGTATGCTTCCCAAATATAATCACCAACTGTATAACTTGTAGTGCTAGAAGATGCAGCTTCTATGTAATAAGTATCATCAGCTTCAGTAGCAGTTAATGTGAATTTTTTTGTGCCACCACCACCAGCATCTAAGTGAAATTCATAAGTTAATGCAAAAGAACTTACTGGATAATCACTTGCAAGATCATCCCTACGCCATGCCCAATAATCTCCAAGCACAAGCTGACTAGGTTCTTTAGTAGTGTAATTTGCTCTATCAAATGCGTTAGACAAGTAAAAACCTCTCTTTTTATAGATTAATCTACCTATAACACTAAGGTTCTTTAGTATATTGTCAACATTTAAAATGCAAAAAATAAAAAAGGCTCAATTAAGAGCCTTTTAATATTAAGGTTGTTTATGCAACTCTTTTTGTAATCTCAAACTTTCTACCAGTTTTTCTTACGCTAACATTTTGATCGAATAAACCACCATGCTTAGGCATAGAAAGAACTAATAACTGTACACTTATATCAGAAGTACAAAGCTCTTGGAAATACCACTTATTTACTGAAGGCTTATCAAGACTGTACAAACCATCAGCATAATTAGAATATAATTTTTTATAAGCAATCAAAGAAGCATTAGCATCTTGATAAAAACCATTCATGGATTGCTCTAATGCTAATTCTAATTGCTCAATCATATTGTTAGCAATATATTTAGGTAGCTGTTTAGAATCTGCGTAATTATGCACTAAACAAATTCTATTATTTATGAAATACTCAATCATGTTTCTACGATCATTTTCATTTAATTCTTTCATGTTAATTACTCCTTTTTTGTTTAACATAAGTATATTATGCATATATAAATATATAAATATATATATTTGTGTAAAAAAAGTGTATTTATTTCCAATTTGTAGCAAAATTTTGTCTATTTATGGCTTTACTTTGCTTTTTTTGTGTATTTTGTTGCGATTTACTGTCTTGCATAAGTATCTTTTGTTCAATTACATCATAGTTAGGATTTAAAATATAAATAGCTGCAAAGTTATAGACCAAAGTATCTAATGCTTCGTTTCTTGGTCTTATTTGTTTCCATACTAAGGACTTTTTACCTCTAAGCCATTTTGTAACTCTTTTTTCTGCTGTAAGTTGTTTAAAATATTCTTCATCAAGATCAGAACAAAAATGTAGTGTAGTAGTTTCAGGATTAGTAGATAACCTAGCAAAAATAGCTTCTTTAGCAGTATCAGTTCCAACACCATATAAAACAGCTTTGTTCTTACCTACAAATGTTGGTCTATTTACTATTGGTTTACCAGCTTGTGATAAACCTTTTATAGCAAATATTCTTCTAGCTTGTCTTGGTTTTGTAAAGGCGTAAACTTGATTTGTATGATGTCCACCTGAATCTAAACAAGCACAAGATATAGGTATGATTCTATTTGTTTCAGTCTTAAATCTTTTTTTAAGATAACTATCTAAATCTTGCCATACCTGATAAGCATTAGGATCACCCCAAAAGATTTTGTAATCTAAAACCCATGCTTCGTAATTCTTACCCCAACCTACAAGCTGACATTCTAATCTATCTTTTTGTGTATCAACTCCTGCTGTAATAACTAAGACTTCTTCAGGAACAGTAGTTTTATCATAAGATAATCTTCTTTGTAATAAAGTGTCATACTCTACCGCATCGCCTTGTTCTTCCCATGATTCACCTAATGCAGTATTTATAAATGTCTTTAAAGTTTCAGGATTCTTTTTTGCTTCAAGAAAGTTTGTAGCCATCTGACTCCAAGTTGACCAAACTGAATATAATTCTGATATATGGAAACCTGCTGTATTGCTAGATTCATTTGTAGCTCTCCATTCACCATGTTTAAGCATCCATTGTTTTTTTGATTCTTCAATGACTGATCCACATTCCTCACAAGCATAAGTTGCTGTTTCAGGTTTATCTTCTTCCCAAACAACATTTTTCCATTTTAATACTTGCTTATGTTCACATTCAGGACATGGCACATAATAGTAGCGTTTATCTGATTCTTCAAAAGCTGATTCTATTGCAGATAAACCTTTAACTGTTGGAGTAGAACACATAAATATCTTCCTATTCCAAAATGTTTTAGTTCTAGCTACAGCTAATGCAATAGGTGAACCCTCACTACCAGCACTAAGTTCATATCTATCAACTTCATCCATTAGCAAAATTCTAATTGGTCTTGATGCCAAACCTGAAGCTGAATTAGAGCCAACAATAGTTAAATGACCACCAGCAAACTTTTTGTGCATAGTTGTATTATTAGCATCTCTACTTCTAGCATCTTTTACACAACCTCTTAACTTTTCACTATCCCTAATCATAGCTGAAAGCCTATCTTTACTAAATGCTTGTCCCATTTGTAATGTTGGTTGCACAATTAATATTGGTGAAGCATCTTGATCTATGTAATAACCAATAGCATTTAGTATTATTTCAGTCTTACCAACTTGTGAAGAAGTCATAACTACTATCCTTTCAATATGTGGATCATTGAAAGTGTCCATTATTTCTCTTTGATACTCTGCTCTGCTTGTGTTCCATTGTCCAGCTTCAGCAGAAGATTCAGGTGATAACTTCCTGTAACGATCTGACCACTCAGATAATTTTAAATCAGGTGGTGGTTTAAATGTTTGATTCGTGTTTTTCAACACGATCTGCATATTCTGTAGGTATTCCATTGTCTGCTAATTCATTTAGTGCATCATAGATGCAGTCTTTTAGTAATTTTTCTGCTTCTGCATAGTTTTCAGTTGCAATCATTTGATGTGCAAGTCTTGATGGTATACCAAGTAGCTTTGCTCGTACATTAGCAACAAAATCAGTCCATGTATCTTGTACTAATGGTGCTGGTATTAGTTTTCCCTCTAATTCTGACACTTCTAGCTCTGCTTTATCAGCTTGTGCTTTGGTAAGTCTTGTTTTTTCTTCTGCAATATCACCTGAACCACTTTTTTTGTGATAACCAGCTAATTTTCGCAAATAACTGATATAACTATGTCTGCAAACATCAATATTTAGAGGTGATCGCCCTTTTTTTGATGGTAATACGCCTTTTGTTATTAATTCAGAGATACTTTTTGT